TGCACCCGTGCCCGGAAGAATGGTGAGCTGACCCAACGCCGAAGCAGTGACCGCTTGAGTGGCAGTGAACGCGGTAGCCGCGCCAGTACCCGCAGTGGCCCCAATTTCGAGCGTAGAAGCAACGCCAGTCCAAGCCGTCGTCACCATCAAATAGATGTCGGTGATTTGGCTTTGAGCCGGAATGGTGATGCGAGTTCCACCGGAAGCCTGCGTCACAACGGCACTCTGGGCCATCTGAACATAACCAATGTTCTGAGTGCCAGTCGTGCCACCGAGAGATGCCAGATTGCCAGTTCCGTCACTTTCGATGACGCCGCCAGCAAGCAAAGGTCCGGTGAAGGCGGTGCCCGGTTGAACCGGGCTCCCATTAGCGTTCGGGTAAAAACCCGGATTGATGTCGTTAATGACCGTAGCCATCGGTTATCCTTTCGGAGTTAAGACTACCACTCTTTGGAAAAACCCAACCAAATCAAGAGGTTGGGAAGGAACCAAAGATACTCCTCCAATTGTAGTAACCAAAACTGTAACGTTCGTAACCCTTAACCAAAAGGTTATCGGTCACAAAATCGACCTGCATATCGGTTTCAAACTTCACTCGCTCCATATAGCTCAGGCCGTCGATGTTCGTCAGCAGGAACCAAGCGTAAGCGGAGGTGAGGAAGTCGTTGACCATATACGACTCAGGAAGACCGCCAGCGGTCATCATGATCGCATTCACGTCGTTGTCCGCAGTGCCGGGACGCAGTTCCGTCTTCGTCAGACGAATAGCAACCGGCTCAAGCTGCGGAGGAACGATGAGCTTGCGAGCGCGCGCGAACACCTTCAGGCCAGCTTGATCCTTGAAGTTCGTGCGCACAGCGATCATGCTGTTCAGCAAGGTGGCTTCGTTCAGATCAACCTGAGTGGTGGGCTGATTCGCAATCGTGCCACCGTCAATCGGGTGAGACGCAGAGCAAAGAGCCTGACCGTCACCGCCGATAGACGCATTATACGTCTGGGCAGTGTTCAGGATGTTGGCACCGTAGATTTCCTTCGTTTGCTGGAAGGACTCGATAAGGCCAAGGTTGCTGGGCGCAAACTGGGTCTTGTAGAGGTTGTCATCTACGGCTTTGCGGGTGATCGCGTAGCCGAGAGCAATTTCAGTGTGCTCTTGGTTGTACACGAAGCGTTCGCCAGCGGAGTTGTCAAAAGCGGTCTGGCCGCCTTCGGTCTTCAACTGGGCAAGACCCAAGAAGCGCATTTCCGCAGTGCGCTCAAGCGCCATTTTGGAATCATGCTTCGTGAAAATCTTGTCGTATTGAGATGGAATCATCTCGTACTTGCCTTCAACTCCACGCAGTCCGGGGAGCAGAAGGTCTTTGATGGCAGAAAGATTGACAGCCATAGTACCCTACTCCTTAGACGCCGGTGAAGTTGCGGGTGGCAACATTGTTGAAGGCGACAATAGCCCAATCGTAAGCTTGGCCGTTCGCGTAAGCGCCCGGAAAGCCTGCGGTGGCTGGCTGATAAATGCCAACAACCTTGAACGGAGCGTCCACGTTATAAGTGGCCGTGTTCAGGGTCGTGCTATCGAGATAAGCGCCCGAGATACCGTTAGAGGTATTGCCGGTGCCAATCACAAAGCCAATGGTGGCATTGATGTCGGCGGGGAAAGCAAGACCAGTGGCATCGGACTGAGCAAGGAACCGAGCATTCGGATCATTGATGATGTAGCCTTCGACATAGTTGCCAGAGGCGACATCGCTGCCGGGCCAGTAGTTGCTCCAAACAGTGCGCTTCTGCGACACTGAAAGATATTTGCAACCAGTGAAGATACCACCGATGCCAAGAGCGCCGGGAGTGGCACCCGTAGACGCAGACTGGGCATACGAGCCATCAGCCTGTTGAGTTACGGGATCACCATAGAAGATGTTGGTAGCATTGTAGTCAATAACCACAGCGACCTGTTCATAGGTCGGGGCAGAACCGTTGCCCTGATATTGCCTAAAGCCAAACGGTGCGTTTGTATTGGCCATTGGAGGCTCCTTAGAGGGGAGCAACTTACCCACTCCACGCCGGGGGAGCTGTAAGTCTAGATAGAGTGAGACTTTCACGCCGGGGAAAGTCGGCCATTCAAGGCTTGGCTGACAAAATACCTGTCAAAATATCAAATGTAAAGGGGGCTGACATATGCCAACCCCCTTAATGTCATAAATGCCAAGAATTAATCGTTTGGAACTTCAATTGGGGAGTACCCCTTCTTGATGTTCGGCCTGACACTCTTCTCATTACGCTCAAAATGACCATCAGGGGCCACATTAAGCTGGGCTTCCTTGGCACGGATTTGGTCTTTGGCGCGGCGGCGCTCAATTGCGCGAGCTTCGTCAGAGATTACAGCCGGGCGCATCATCAAGGACTGGCCCTTGCGCTCGATGTTGGGAAAATTACCCATGCCGGGCATCATTTCAGGGTGATATGAGGTGGGAACAGGCTCCCAACCCATACGCGCCAACTGAACCTGATAGGCAGGGTCTTCCTGACCGAGCACAGTCTTGCGCTTCCACTCGTATTCCCAGCCATCCGGTGGCTTGGGAGCGCGGAACTCATCCGTGCCCTCATCCATATCGCCCAAATGTCCGCGAATTTGAGCCGCACGACGGGCAGCAGCCGCGCGCGGATCGTCATCACGGATAGTCGGACGCATGGCAGGACGTTCCGCTACGAAGATTTCGCGGACAGCCTCAACCTTGGGCTCGATGACGGCAGGGCTTTCGACCTTGGGAGTGGTGCGCGGCGGGCGACCGCGACGCTTGGCAGTACCTTCAGTTACTTCAGACATTATCATTCTCCTTAGTTACGGTTACGGTCTTGAATCATCAGCTTGTAGTATTCCTGCGGGCTGATACCGCTGATTTTGGCAGCCTCAACCTGTTCGGCAGTCAATCTGATGACACCCGGACGGTTGGGGGCATCGACAGGTTGGCGCGTCACAGGCGCGGAGGGAGGAGACTGCCGGTTTTTGGATGCTTTTGAAGCGCCAGACATGGCGTCGTCCCTTTCATAATTGTCTTTCTTCTTACCGATACCAAGGCGGTCCTCCACAAATCGGAAGTACTGGTCCGACTCAGGGATCATGCCGTAGTCGATAGCATCTTCATGGGCACGAGCCATAATCCGAATGCTTCTGGCATCGGGAAGGTGCTTGCGGTTCTCCTTCAGCCATTCCGCAGAACGCGGAGTGACCTTTTGGATGATGTCATCCACATTGGGACCATTGGCATTGATGGGAGCAACAGGCGGAGGAGGCGGAGTATTCCGCAAATCCTGATACCCGCGCTCCAGCTCAACCATCTTGTTGGCATTGCCAGCAAGGGTCCGCTGAATGTCTGCCGCCTTGTCATAATCGCCAATTTCCATGGCGTTACGAAGGTGAGCAGTCAGGATTTCATCGTCCCTTTTGAGGGTTTCGATGGCACTGCCAACAAGGTGAACGCGACTATCTTGCGCGTCCATAGTGGATCGGCGGGCATGTTCAGCAGCCTGCCGGGCCTTCATTTCCGCATCTTGACGCGCAGATTTTTCCCTTTCGAGCTTCTTGTTGAGCTTCTTGAGAGTCTTCTCAATGTCTTTGGCAGGCTTTTCAGGCTTAGCGCCGACATCGTTCGGATCATCAACAATCTCAATTGCAGGCTCGTCTTTCTTCACTTCAGCTTTGACTGGAGCGTCATCAATGACAAACTCAAGCTGTTCATTTTCTCCTGACATATTGCTCTCCTTTTACCAAACACGATCAGGCTGATCCACCCGACCCTTTACGTTGATGTCGTCGATCATGCGGCAAAGCTGGCCGTTGACAGTGACGCTCCAACCTTCTGACGGGCGGAAGATGATCCAATCACCTTCATTGATCTTCACGCCATTGAACCATTGGCCCGTCTCGTCATCGAACGCAGAAATGCCCATCTTCAGAACCAAACCGATTTTGGACTGAAAACGATCTTCATCAGTGGTCTTATCTGTCAGATAAAGACCGCTTTTCGTCTTCTGAGGACGCACATAGACCGCCACCAGAAGCTGATTGTTGAAGATTTCTACGGACGAAATGTCACCGGCTGCCTTACGCAGTACATCTGCCGGATTGAGTTCGTGTTCCATTTCCATATGCGGCATTTTAAGTCCCCCTTTTTCACTCTTTGCCGTTCACAACGGCTTCCGCTTCATCGCAAAGCTGAATTGCCTTGCGAATGCCTTGAATTGTTCCAATGAAGTAACGGTAGGTTGGATAGTCGTGAATCACTTCATGTTCTGCCGTTATTACGGAAGTCAGTCTGGCGACTTCCTCTTCCATTAGCTTCTTCAATTCATACTGATAGTACGCTTGGTACGTCGTAGCTGCCATCACCGCCCCCTTTGCGGCCCCCTTTGGAATAGCTGGGTGGGAACATGAAGGGGGTCATGCTCCCACCCAAATCCGCAACGTGCACCGAGCCGTTGCGAATCCCTTAAGCTCGTTGAATACCGCCCTTGCGCTTAGCAATTTCGGTCTTCTCAATGCGGCCTTCGCCACCACCAGCGCCCGCATCCATATCCTTATAGGAATGGTAGGCACGGCCACCGGATTTGCGCGGCATAGCGCCGCCCGGAGGCATCATGCCCGGAGGCATCGGAGGAGCCCCACCGGGAGCGCCACCCGGAGGCATCGGAGGCATACCCATAGGCATCGGAGGAAGCGGAGCGCCGCCAGCCGGTCCACCCAAGCCCGGAGGCTTCACAGGACCAGCCATCGGATTCATCGCAGCGGCAGGAGCCATACCAGCACCTTCGCCCGGCCTGTGACCGATCATGATGTTGATGTTGGTCTTGCCCTTGCCAGCTTTGCCACCCGCAGCATGAGCGGTGCGACCGCCAGTAGCGCCGGGAACCTTGCCCGGATAGCCCGGACCAGAGAACACATTGCCACCAGTGGCACGAGCTTCACGCTCCCCGCCATGCTTTTTGCCAGTACGGGCAGAGGGCTTCACCATCTTCTTGATGAGGGCCTTGTCAGCCGCTTCATCAGGATGGCCTACCTTGCCACCCTTCTTGTACGGGCTTCCAGACGCGCCAACACCGAAGTTCAGGGCGTTTTTGGACACGTTCGGGAGGTTCGCCAAGCCGGGAGCCGTGCCGCCAGCCGGGATGTTCATTGAAGAAGCGCCAGCGCCGGACATGGGAGTAGCCATCGGAGCCATCATAGCGCCGCCCATCATAGGCCCGCCAAGCATCTTCTTGGCACGGCCACCATGTTTGCGGCCAGCTTCCGCACGTTCGATCTGATCGGCATCCCATGCGTCAGATGGCTCGGGAGAGCGGCTTGGTGTATACTCAGGCGGGCGACGCGGAGGAAGCGGAGTGGGCTTCTGCGTAACCGTGCCAGCACCTGTCACAGAGTTATCGAGATTGCCGCCATTGTTCTTCTTGGCACGTCCACCAGTCTTCAACGCGCCAATGTGTTTGGTGCCAGCTCGCTCTTCGTTGGCATCCTTGACGTTGCGGTTGATCTTGGCATCGACCCATTTCTTGACTTCGCCGCCAGATTTACGCGGCATACGGCCCATGTTCGGCTTGGCATGTTCGCCATGAACCTTGCCACCAGACTTGAACGCACGGCGAGAAACAGGACGCAGGCCCGTCTGGGCAGTCGTTTCGAGCTGCGGAGGAGGCGTCCAATCAGACGAATCAACCTTTTGGGTAGGATCACCACCGCTAAGGCTTTTGGCCTTCGCCTTCATAGCCGCTCGGGCCTGTTTTGCCATATCTGACATATCAACTCCTAGTACTAGGATTACGGGCGTCCCCGTTGGCGTTGCGCCTTTTGTGACAGTAGCATAAGAGCTTTGTCAACAATAGTGCCACCTTTTGCCTTTTTGGGCCATGTCAGGACAGGAACGCTCTTAATCCCAAGCTCCTTTGCTGCCATGGCATGATGCCTGCCATCTTGTCCGCCAGCAGGGTAGATTGCCATCGGATGGTCTACAGGCTTGCCCTTCTTGATCTTTTTCTTGAACTTCTTGATCTTGGCGCGGTCATCGCTGCCCATATCAAGAGG